GAAGGACCTCCGTGCAGTCTCTTGGCATTTTGATTAGCACTAAAATGATAGTTTTGGGGAATTACTTCAAGTCACCCAATGGTCTGTGTAGGCTGACCAGCCAGCAGTTTTAAGTCTTGCTTAGGACGTGGCATCTAGTTGCGCTTGCAACCAGAGAGAGGAAGTGCTACGAACCTAGGCATCTCACCATCGGATGAAAATGTGTAGTTTCGATAGTACTCCTCCAGGGCCAACTGCTCTGCAGGTGAGATCCCGTATGCCATATAAAATGACAACCTGGACTCATCAGTAGGCGGTCTGTACTTGTGGTACATGCCACGGCCCATAATCTTCATGCCTGTATTCATGGTGGGGTCTTCCAATGGTTTTGCGCCATCAGAAAGCTCCGTCAATCGAGCATAAAAATCCTGCCAAACGGGAATGCCACCGGTTAGTGACATCCCCCCTTGTCCTACTGCTGAAAGCCACATCTTGAATATTTTGACATTATCAAGAGGTTTCATAGCGACACAATCTTTCGATATGGCGACCCTTGGGTCCCGAACCATTCTATAAGAAACCCCATCAAAGATAGGGTAACTCTGGCAGAACTCAATAGCTTCCAGCGTGTAGACTGGTTCCTCCATCTCCATGAAGAAACCGTGATTGATGAAAAACCCGTGAAGGTTTCTACGAAACGAGTCAAGGTCCTCTCGTTCCATAAACACCACACAGTCATCACCATCGTTTGCTAGCTTGCCGTTTATCCCAATAAACTTGAGATAGGTATAGACAAGAGAACTCATGATGAGACAATTCCCCAGTGCGGTGTTAACATCTCCGGACATCCGACAACCATGAACCTCGTACTTTACTTTACCCGAATTACATCGAGCTGTACCTTTGTTCAATAGTTGCCACCTGAGCAGTTTAGCAAAATGTCTGTTGCCAGGATAGTACATTTTGTAAATTGAATGCTCCCACTCAAGTGCGGCTTTGGATACGTGCTGGTCGAACCGCTTCGCATCCAGGCCAACGGCGACCGGATTTTTAAAACTATGCCAATGAGAATGCATTGTCACTCCTCTTTGGTCAGCATTCAGACCCTTAAAGATAGTGGTGGCACCAAACATTTCATTGATAGATCCGTAAATTTTCTTCTCGATCGGCTTTACGAACCGACCACTCTCCACTACGTACCTGGGACCCCGTGGTTGGATTACCCTGGGCGCGGGATTCTTCTTAGCGGTAAAATTGTACTTTTCCGCTTTGATGAAAGCTTTAATGTGTGCATCCTTCGGTGTTATTGGCGTTTGCACCAATGACGCGCAGGCATTCTCATACATTGTTCTTCTGCGAGCCACATAGCTTCCAGCAAATTCCATTGCTGTGTATGGGTTGGCATATTGAACCTTGCTTTTGAGAAACCTACTGACATCGGCCATAGACTCCATATAAAACTCCGAAGTGGGTTTGGGGGTGAGTTGAAACCCATTCCCATAATCCACATAAAAAATCCTTTCAAGAATACCCCGCTTGATAGCGTCGATATTGTTATTATAAACCCCGTAATTCACTTCATGGGAGAGTCCATGAATTGAATATGTTTTACGTTGTTTAT